CAAATGCTCATTCGAGCATGCGAATCGACAGGCCAGTGCGGCAGTCTAAAGTTCAATTCGGCGGCCCTAAGGCCGGTTAAATTAATTTCTGTAAAGGAACCATAAAATGGCTAACGTAAACAAAGCCTTTGGTCTCCGAGCTCTCGGTAACCTGTCCGCCACTGGCGGTCAGAAGCAGTATGGTTACGAGATTGCGGACAACCAATCTGGCGCTATTTATCAGGGTGACCTTGTCACCGTTTATGATGGTTATCTCGTCAAGTTCGCTCCCGGCACCCATACGGCTGCTGTTGGCGTATTTAACGGCTGTAACTATATTGATCCCACCACGGGCAAGCCCACCTGGAAGAATTACTATCCCGGTTCGGTAAATATCACCCAGGGTAAGATCATCGCTGACGTTATCGACGATCCCAACCAGTTGTTCACCGTCCAAGCTGACGAGGACATCGTTGCTGCCGACATCGGCAAGAACGCTGACGTTACCGCTTCGACGACAGGTAGTACGACTACTGGCGTATCCAACATGACGCTTGACTCTTCAACCGTTGCAAACACCGCTGCGCTAAACCTTAAGATCGTCGGTCTGTACGACGTTCCTGGCAACGCACTTGGCGACTATGCTGTGGTTGTGGTCAAGATTAACGAACATCTTTATGGCAGCGCTGGTGTTGCCGGACAAGGAGCTTAATCATGGCAATTACACGCGCACAACTAGTTAAAGAACTTGAGCCCGGACTCAACGCTCTCTTTGGTCTTGAGTATCAAGGCTATGAGAACGAGCATGCCGAGATCTATGACGTTGAATCTTCTGACCGTGCTTTTGAAGAAGAAGTCATGCTCTCGGGCTTTGGTGAGGCCCCTGTTAAGACCGAAGGTGCTGGCGTTGCTTACGACCAAGCACAAGAAGTCTACACAGCTCGCTACACGCACGAGACGATTGCTCTCGCCTTCTCCCTTACGGAAGAAGCTGTTGAGGACAATCTGTACGACCGCCTTGCCGCTCGTTACACCCGTGCTCTGGCTCGCTCCATGGCTCAAACCAAGCAGATCAAGGCTGCTGCCGTTCTGAACGGCGCTTTTGACACCTCCCTTGGTGGCGACGGCAAGCCTCTCTGTGCGACCGATCACCCCACCCTTGGTGGCGCTGATCTTCGTAACGAGCTCACCACTCCTGCTGACCTCAGCGAGACCTCCCTTGAGCAAGCTCTCATCGACATCGCCGCCTTCACGGACGAGCGTGGTCTGAAGATTGCTGTTCAGGGCGTTAAGCTGATCATTCCTAAGGAGCTTCAGTTCACTGCTGATCGCATCATGAAGTCGACTCTCCGTGTTGGTACGGCTGACAACGACATCAATGCCATCCGCAACATGGGCATGATTCCTCAGGGCTACACTGTGAACCATTATCTGACCGATACGGACGCCTTCTTCATCAAGACGGACGCTCCTAACGGCATGAAGATGTTCCAGCGTGTCGGCATCAAGACTGGCTTCGAAGGTGACTTCGACACCGGTAACGTCCGATACAAGGCTCGTGAGCGTTACAGCTTCGGCTTTAGCGATCCCCGTGGTATCTTCGGATCCCCCGGCGCAGCCTAAAAAGCAGCAAGAAAAAGGGGGCGACAAGCCCCCTTTTTTGTTTTATTATTCAAGTACTAGGATTTAAAACCTGTATCGACTGACCTAGCAGACTTAGTAGAGACGATACGGGGCATGTGCTACTACACGAAAGGATTCTCAAATGGCTTCGACCACCTTCTCCGGTCCAGTTACATCCACAAATGGTTTTGTTGGCGCTGTTACAGGCAATGTCACAGGTAATGTTGCTGGCGACACCGTAAAACTTACTGTTATTGCTGTTGGTAGCTTGCCTGCTGCCGCTGCTGGTAACGCCGGAACCATCTATTACGTTTCTGGAACCACCTCTGGTAATACCCTTGTCTTCTCAAACGGAAGCGCAAATATTGACCTCGTGACTGGTGTTGCAGTCGTAGCAGCCTAATAGGAGGCTTTTATGAGCTTCGCAAGTGACATAAAAGCCGTCACAAAGACGGCCAATGCCGCTGCCATTTCAGGAAGAACCCGCATCCAGGGTGTTTATTACACCTGCACGGGTACGGCTTCTTCTTTTGATTTGCGTAATGGTGCTGCGGATACGGACACCTCACTGATCACCATAAACACACCTGCTGCTGCGGGTGCGTACGACATTATGTTTCCTGATAATGGCGTCCTGTTTGATTCCGGGGTGTATTTTGACAAGAACGACACTAACGTAACGAGCGTTACACTACTTTTTTGTGGTGGGGCGGCTGCGTAATGGCTTCTAACAAGGGCATGGGCATCAAAACCTCGGTGAAGTCGGGTAATTTCCGACCCACCAAGGCTGGTGCTGGCATGACGGAGAAAGGCGTAAAAGCTTACCGTAAGGCCAACCCTGGCTCAAAGCTAAAAACTGCTGTTACAGAAGACAAGCCGTCGCCAGCGCGAGCTGCGCGGCGTAAGTCTTTTTGTGCTCGTTCTGCGGGTCAAATGAAGAAATTTCCTGAGGCTGCAAAAGATCCAAACAGCCGTCTTCGTCAAGCGAGAAAAAGGTGGAAGTGCTAGATCATGGAAATGATGCTATGGAACGCCGGACTAAGTTTCGTGGTGGGAATCATGCTTTACACGCTTAAGGGTAAGTTTGATGAAATCAATCGACTCAGTATTTTACTGAACCGAACACGCGAAGAAATGGCACGGGATCACATTACCCGTGCAGAGTTCAGAGCAGATATGCAGCAGATCATTGATCGGTTTGATCGTTTGGAATATAAGATTGATCGAATGATTTCGGAGCACAAACATGTCGGCTGAAAAACCAGGCTTATACGCCAACATTCACGCAAAACGCAAGCGTATCGCTGCTGGATCAGGCGAAAAAATGCGTAAAGTGGGCGCTAAAGGCGCTCCTACAGCAAAAGCTTTTAAACAATCGGCCTTTACGGCCAAAAGACCCAAGAAAAGGAGTTAACCATGGCTGGACGTGGAATGGGATGTGCAACTCAAGGCGGTGGATGTGTTAGTTCTGGACCTAAAAACAAGATGGTTTCAAAGACTAGCAACAAAACCGGCCCTGTAATGATGAAAGATGGCGGAGCCGTCAAGAAAATGATGGGTGGCGGTTACGCTAAGAAGATGAAAAAAGGCGGGATGTGCTAATTTATGGCAACCTCGGGAACGACCACATTTGACCTCAATATCGACGACATCGTCGAGGAGGCGTTTGAGCGGTGCGGGATGCGGCCAACGAGCGGCTATCAGCTCTCGTCCGCTCGTCGTTCCTTAAACCTTGTTTTCCTGGATTGGGCTAATCGAGGCCTTAATCTTTGGACAATCGAGCAGAAAACAGCGTCTTTAACGCAAGGAACCGCTGACGTTACGCTCGATTCTGACACGGTTAATGTGCTTTCTGCTGTTATTCGGGACTCATCCAGCGGTACAAACCAGGACATTACGATTGAACGAATTAGTAGGGAAGAGTATCTAAATGTTCCAGACAAAAGTACTCAAGCCAGACCAGCCCAATATTACGTTCAACGAGCAAATACCTTTAAAGTATTTTTATACCCTGCGGCTGACCAAGCTTACACGCTTGTTTATTACCGAATTCGACGGATACAGGACGCGGGAGCTTATACAAACACGGCGGACGTAAACTTCCGTTTCCTGCCTTGCCTGGTGTCCGGTTTAGCCTATTACCTGGCACTCAAATTTGCACCTGAGCGCGTAACAGCGCTTAAAGCGTTTTACGAAGAAGACTTCCAACGGGCTGCTTTAGAAGATCGGGATACGGCAAGCGTATCCTTTGTCCCAGAACTGGGGGTTTAACTTGGCCTTTGCGACGGGCAAGAATTCCTTTGGCCTGTGTGACTATTGCGGCCAAAGATACCCATACCAGACTCTTAAGAAGAACTGGCGTGGGTTCATGGTCTGCCCGGAAGATTACGAGCCCAAGGAACCCCAGCTTGAGCCGCTTAAATACCGTGGCGATGCTATTGCCCTAAGAGACCCGCGTCCTGATAGAATAGAGCCTACAACGGTTTTTGTAGGTCTGCCAGGAAATGCAGCGTTTAGTAGTATTGGCATGCAGCCATACCCAGAACAACGACCAGTCGAAGGAGTCGGCAGTGTTGGCACTGTCACTATATCCATATCATGACCTACGATGAACTTGTTACCAACATCAGGAATTACACGGAAGTAGACAGTAATGTCTTCTCCAGTTCGGTCATCAATACCTTTATTACGATGGCCGAAAACCGTATTTTACGGGATATTGACCTGGATGTTTTTAAAGAAGAAGCGACAGCGGCCCTTGAATCGGGGAATCGCTTCCTTACAGCGCCCAGCGACATCCTGACG